AGGCGACGGATCAGGATGACTGGTTAGCGGTCACGTATAAGGCGTCTGAGACGGGCATCGTACCGCCGGAAGAGCTGACGGCCGCACGGTCCATGATGACCGAGGACCAGTACCTGCAGGAATTTGAGTGCAGCTGGGTTGCCAACATCCCCGGCGCGATATTCGGAAAAGAGCTGCATAAGTCGCTTGAGGACGGGCGCATAACGGAAGTGCCCTACGATCGAACACTCAAAGTAGATACGCATTGGGATCTGGGAATAGGCGACAGCACTGCGATCTGGTTCACGCAATCGCTGCCAGGGGGCAGGGTACATGTTATCGACTATTATGAAGCCCGTAATGAAGGTCTTCCACATTATGTGGAGATACTATCGAAGCGTGGCTATCTCTACGGTGAGCATAACGCTCCGCACGATATCGACGTGCGTGAGCTGGGCACTGGCAAAAGTCGGCGCGAAACTGCGTGGGATCTGGGTATCAATTTCAGAGTGGTGCCGCGACTTCCGGTCGAGGATGGCATCCATGCTGCGCAGCTGCTTATCGAGCGCTGCTGGTTTGATCGAGACAATTGCAAGGCGGGGCTGGAAGCGCTGAGACAATACCACCGCGCTTATAATGAGCGACTGCGCACGTTCCGCGCGACGCCGGTCCATGACTGGGCGTCACATGCAGCTGATGCCTGGCGTTACGCGGCGATTGCGATACCGAGGCAGCGAGGCGGCACGGGGCAGGCACCCCAGGCGTTTGCTGAGATGGATTACAACCCGTTTGAGCAGGCGATCGCGTGATCGATCTAAGACCGGCGACCGAGCATGACCTAACTGAAATGGTCGAGATCGCAATAAACGCGAATGCCGAAAGCCGTTTTGTCGGCGAGGTTGATATCGAAGCGGCGCGCGAGTACCTGCGCGATTTTATGATCTACGACGATCGGCAGATTGTTGTCGCTGATAACGGTGGCGAAATAGTTGGTGGCGTTATCCTGGCGCTATCCAAAGAAATCTGGGCGCAGCCGCTCTGTTACGTGATCAAGTTCTGGGTTCTGCCTGCCGGTAGACGCACCAACGCTAGCCGTCTGCTCGTCGATTATATTTTTGAAGTAGCCAACGATCACGATTGCCTCGCTGTCTATTCCACCGCGACCGCGGAGTTGGATGACCGAGAGCAGCGACTGTTTGTAAACCTCTTAAAACGATCCGGGTTCCGCGATTGCGGACCTACAATAAAAGCGAGCCTCTAATGGGTAAATTCTCACCTAAGCCGCCCCCAGCACCACCGCCGCCGCCGCCGCCCCCTCCCGATCCGCCGGTCAAACCGACAGCGGTTAAAGAGACTGAGCGCACCGAGACAAAGTTGAAAAAACGGCGCGGCCAGGCTTCGACCAACGTCACGGGCGGCATGGGCCTTTCGGCTCCAGCTGAGACCACAAAGAAAACCTTGCTGGGTAGCTAATGGTTGATGATCCTCGCGCTGCCGCTTTGATGAAGCGGTACTCCACGTTGCGGACGCAGCGGTCTCACTGGGAGACGCACTGGCAGGAGATCGCGGACTACGTTGTTCCGCGCAAAGCCGACATCACGAAGAAACGCACGCCGGGTGACAAGCGTACCGAGCTGATCTTCGACGGCACTGCTATCCATGCGGCCGAGCTGATGGCGGCGTCCCTGCATGGGATGCTCACCAACGCGTCTACGCCGTGGTTTAGCCTAGCGTATCGCGAGGATGATTTTAACCAGGACGACGCCGCGCGAGAGTGGTTGGAAGCAGCGACCGAGGTCATGTATCAACACTTGGCCCGGTCGAACTTTCAAGAGCAGATCCATGAGCTGTATTCAGACCTGGTGACGTTTGGCACTGGTGTCATGTTCATTGAAAACGAAGGCGCGGACGGCGTTCGGTTTTCCACCAGGCACATTGCCGAGTGCTATGTGTCCGAGAATGAAGACGGCCGCGTCGATACGGTCTTCCGCACCTATAAAACGACTGCGCGCGCAGCTGCCGCGCAGCTTGGCAATGGCATCACACAACGCATTGCCAAGATGGTGCAGGACGATCCCTATGCAGAGATTGAATTGCTGCATGTCGTTATGCCGCGTGAAGATCGCAACCGGCGCAAAAAGAATGCGGCGAACAAACCGTTTGCGTCTCTTTATATAGACCCGGATCAAAAGCAGATTATGAGCGAAGGGGGCTACGACGAGTTCCCGTATTGTGTGCCACGTTTTCTGAAAGCCTCTTTCGAGCTGGGCTATGGCCGCTCGCCATCGATGACCGCACTGCCGGATACGAAGATGGTCAACAAGATGTCGGAAGTTGTCCTCCGGGCAGCGCAGCTGCAGATGCATCCGCCTTTGATGGTTCCTGATGATGGGTTCATGCTGCCCGTGCGGACCCAGCCCGGCGGGTTGAACTTCTACAGGTCAGGCACACGCGATCGTATCGAGCCGCTGAATATTGGAGCAAACAACCCGCTTGGCAACGAACAACTGGAGCAGAGGCGCACCGCGATCCGCGCGGCGTTCTATGTAGACCAACTGATCCTGGGCCAAGGTCCGCAAATGACTGCGACCGAGGTGATCCAGCGCACTGAAGAAAAAATGCGTTTGCTTGGCCCTGTCCTGGGAAGGCTCCAGGCCGAGCTGCTGCAGCCGCTGATCGATCGCACGTTTGAGATCTTGTCACGTCAGCGCCAGTTTGAGCCGTTTCCTGAGCAGCTGCAGACTGAAAACCTGGCTGGCAGCGGTATCGATGATTTCCAGATTGAATACGTCTCGCCGCTGGCAAAGGCGCAGCGGTCTGGCGATGTCCAGGGCGCACTGCAGATGGTCGAGTTCCTGATGCCGCTCATGCAGATCGATCCCAACGTCATCGATTACCTCGATATGGATGGCCTCGCGCAGCACATTATCAAAGTGACCGGCACACCGGCTGTAGTCGTCCGCGGCGACGCCGAGGTCGAAGCCATTCGCGAGCAGAAAGCCGAAGCAGCTGCTCAGCAGGAACAGATGCAGATGATGCAGCAAGCGGCAACGTCTGCCGGTGAAGCCGCGCCTGCGCTGCGTGCTGTCGGGGATCCAGAACTTGATGTCGAGCAGGCCGAAGAACTTATAGGGCTTGGTGCCTGATGACGCCTGACGATCTGCGCGCGACATACAAGGCAGTGTTCGGCCAGGAAGACGGCCAGGCATTGTTAAACGATATAGAACGCCGCTTTGGCTTGTGGCGAACGAGCTACGTGCCGGACTCAAACGAGACCGCATTTAGAGAAGGGCAGCGCGATGTCGTGCTGTTCATACATTCCATGTTGAAGGATCAACCAACCCAAGAGGAGTAAACGCATATGTCCGAAGAGCAGGTAGCGGAGGTCGCGGAAGCGGAAGCCCCGTCTGGAGGAGAGGACTGGAGATCGATGATCTCTGAAGATTTACGCGGTGATACATCGTTGCAGCACATTGGCTCGATCGATGCGATGGCGAAGTCTTACATCAACGCACAGAAAATGGTGGGCGCGGACAAGGTTGCGATACCAGGCAGCTGGGGCACCGATGAAGACTGGGGTCTTGTTTACAACAAGCTGGGCAGACCCGACACGCCAGACGCATACGAGTTGGAGCTGGGCGAGGACGCCGGTGACTTCAACGACTGGTATCGCCAGACCGCGCATGAAGTTGGTTTAAATAACCGCCAGGCGGCAGCGCTAGCCGAGAAGTACTCCGAGTTTGCGCAGGCAAATCTTGCGCCGCAGGAAATGTCTGAGGCTGATCAAGCGGTACACGAAGAGCAGATTAAAGGGCAGCTGCGCGAGGAGCTGGGCAACAACTGGGAAGACCGGCTGGGCCTGGCAAACGATTTGATGAAGGAGCTAGATGCTCCAGCGTTGTCTGAGATTACGCTGAGCGATGGCACGTTGCTGGGTGACAACCCGGACATGATCAAGTTCTTTGTAAGCGTGGCAGAAACAGTTGCGGAAGCAACCGGCGAAGATGGATTTGCCGGTCGCGACAGTCGGCCCAGTGTCAGCGACACCGAGCTGCAAGACCGCATATCTCAACTAACAATTGCCAATGGCCCGTATTGGGTCAAAGAGCATCCAGACCATGACCGCATTGTTGAAGAGGTGCTGGGCCTGAGAGAGGTGCTGCATGGAGAATGATGAATTACGCTTAGAATGCCTGCGCCTTGCCGTACAGTTCGGCAGTGCGCGCACGATAAACGATCCGGTTGATCTCGCTGAGAGATACTTCAGTTTCGTGAAACCCGCGGATAAGTCTAAGTCGGCCCCGCGGCGCAAGCCTGTGAGTAAGGCGGAGTAGTTGGCCTAACTGACAGTGAGCCAGGCGCAAGCCTGATAACCCACGCATACATTCAACCACAACTGTAGGAGCATTGAGTCATGAGTACTCAAGTGAATACGGCGTTTGTGAACCAATTCAGTTCCAACGTCGCTATGCTCTCGCAGCAGATGGGAAGTCTGTTGCGAGGTGCCGTGGACACCGAAAGTGTCACCGGCGAAAAAGCCTTCTTCGACCAGGTCGGAGAAGCAGCCGCAGTAGCGCGGTCGTCAAGACACGGGGATACCCCGCTCGTCGAGACGCCACACTCGCGGAGAATGGTCAGCCTTACTACTTACGAATGGGCTGACTTGATTGACGATGCTGACAAAGTTCGTATGTTGATCGACCCGACGTCCTCGTATGCCCGTGCGGCTGCGGCGGCGATTGGTCGTGCGATGGACGACACCATCATCAGCGCACTTGGTGGAACCGCGAAAACTGGTAAAGAAGGATCGACATCTACGTCGTTCCCAAGCGGCCAGAAAATCGCACATGGTTCTGCCGGCCTAACGGTTGCCAAGCTGGTATCCGCGAAAAAGCTGCTCGACGCCCAAAGCGTTGATCCATCTATTCCGCGTTATATCGTTGTCAGCCCCGAGCAGATCGAAGACCTGCTCAATACGACCTCTGTAACTTCAAGCGATTTTAACACGGTGGGATTCGCCTAGCTTGCTGGCAACAGCTTGCTGAAACTCAGTCAAATTCGGGGAAGCCTTAACAGGTAATGCTGATGGTAATCGCGAGCCAAGCCCTTCGGGGAAGGTGTAGAGACTAGACGGCTGACACCCCTAGCGGGTGAAGGGATAGTCCAGACCACAAAGCCTATAATATCATTATAAAACAATGATTTATGGGACCGCGGCGAAAGCCGTAGTTGGTAAGGAAAGCGCTTGTACAGGGTGACATCGACACGTTTGTCGGTTTCAAGTTCATCACTTCTAATCGTCTGTCAGACGATGGCACTTCTCGCCTTTGCTACGCATGGGCGCAGGATGGCTGCAAGCTGGCAGTCGGCAAAGATGTGATGGCTCGGATCGATGAGCGCAGCGACAAGTCTTATTCCACGCAGGTTTACTACTGCGCGACCTTCGGTTCGACCCGAATGGAAGAAGACAAAGTCGTTGAAATTGCGTGTAACGAGTAGAGGAGGGAATAGTCATGGGTACTAAAAACTCTGATATCGTTGCAGCGTTTGAGGCAGATCCTCCGACACTGAGCGCAAGCCAGGATCTACATGGCGTAGTGCGTGTAGCCGCTGGCACCATTGAAGTTGCAGCAGGGGACTCTGACGATGATGACATTGTCATGCTTGCCCAAATTCCTGCCCACGCGAACATCACCCAGCTCTTTATTGGGTCTGATACGCTTGGCGGAAGCTGCACGTTCAATGTTGGGATCTACACCACGGCTGGCGTAGTCAAAGACGAAGACGTCTTTGCTTCTGCGGTGGCCGATGCTGCAGCGATGGCCGATGTCCGGTTTGAAGCCGCGAACATCGACACTGCTGGTAAGCGGGTGTGGGAACTTGCCGGGGATTCAGTCAATCCCGGTGGGTACTACTACATCGCAGCGACGATGGCTGCGGCTGGCGGAACTTTAGGAACGATGTCGTTCCTGATTCATTACGTCATCGACTAATTGGGTGGGGGGGCTTCGGCTCCCCCTCTCTTTTTTGAGGATTCAAAATGGCATCAGACGTAGACATTTGTAACTCCGCGCTGAACATGATCGGGGCGTCTAATATCATTTCGCTGACCGAAGACAGTAAAGCGGCGCGCGTTTGCAATCAGCGCTACGAATTTGTCCGCGATGCCGTGTTTCGCGCTCACCCCTGGAACCCGTTGATCCGCCGCATCGAGCTGGCGGCTGACGAAGAGACACCGGCGTTTGAGTTTGAAAAATTTCACACACTGCCGTCTGACCCGTATTGCCTGCGCGTGCTGCGACCGGAAGATCCAGACACAGTGTTCAGAGTAGAAGGCCGCAAGATCGCGTCCAGCACTACGCCGTTCAAAATGATCTATGTGGCGCGTATTACGGATCCCAACGAATACGACACACTACTTATCGAGACTATTGCTGCGCGCTTGGCAGCTGACATCAGCTATGCCTTGGTGAACAGCGCGTCGCTCTCGCAGTCGATGCTGGGTGTTTATGAAACCAAGCTAAGCGAAGCGCGCTTTGTTGATGCAACGGAGGGTACGCCTGACAATATTCTCAACATCGATCGCGCGAGCTATAGCGAAAGCGACATTCTAATCTCTTCGAGATTTTAATGGTCAAGTTCACGAAGGCGTTCACGAATTTTACGGCGGGTGAAATTACCCCAAAGCTGTTGGGTCGTACCGACATCGCAAAGTACGAAAATGGTGCGGAGACTGTTGAGAACTTTTTAGTCGAACCGCACGGTGGTTTGACGCGCCGCCCAGGCACGCGGTTTGTCGCAGAAGTCAAAACCAGCGCTAACCAGGTGCGGTTGATACCGTTTGAGTTTAACGTCGAACAAGCCTACGTGCTTGAGTTCGGCCCGTCCTACTTTCGTATCTACAAAGACGGCGGTCAGGTGACATCGAGCGGCTCTGCTGTTGAGGTGGCGACACCTTATGCAGCAGGCGATTTGACTAGCCTCAAGTTCGCGCAATCAGCTGACGTAATGTACGTGGTCTCTCCAAGCCACAACGTGCGAAAGATTACACGCACCAGTCATACCGCCTGGACGATTACCGAGGTTAATCTTGCTCGCGGCCCGTTTCTCGATCAAAACATAACGACCACCACCCTGACCTCAAGCGCGCGCACTGGCAGCGTCAATATAACGGCATCAGCTGATACTTTTGTCAGCACCGATGTGGGACGGCTCGTCAAAATCAACGAAGGGTTTGTAAAGCTCACAGGTTTTACAAACGCAACCACCGTAGCAGGAACGGTACAGACATTAGAGGACGGTCGATCGGAGCTGCTACCCAGTTATACAGCCTCAACGATTAGTTTTCACGAAGGAGATCCTGACTCTACTGGCCTGGAGCATAACGATCGTATCCAGGACACCGCATTTGCTTTTATCGATCAGGGTTTTGAGGTTGGTCAAACAATCGTCGTCAGCGGTACATCGAGCAACAACTCGACAGCTGGCTACAAAATTGTCGAGGTATCTGACAGCACGCTCATTTTAACACCTGGTAACGATCTAGCGGCAGAAAGCGCCGGGTCGAGCTTTACGGTGGAAGGCAAACTTGAAGCCGACGACAATTGGGCACTCGGAGCGTTTTCAGAGACTACTGGGTATCCGCGCGCGGTCGCATTTTATGAGCAACGCCTGGTATTCGCTGGAACGAGTGAACAGCCGCAAACGCTGTTCTTTTCCCAATCAGGTGATTTTGAAAACTTTGAGGCAGACGTCGAAGACGATGACGCGATGGTCTACACGATCGGGTCAAATGAGGTAAACGTCATCCGCTTCCTATCGTCTACGCGCAACCTAATTGTAGGCACATCAGGCGGCGAGTTTGTGGTGCGAGCGAGCGGCACAGACGAACCGATTACGCCGACGCAAATTCAAATTAAACAGCAAACAAATCACGGTTCAGCTGATCATGTACCAGCCCAGGTTGGTAACACGGTGCTGTTCCTACAGCGCGCCAAACGCAAACTGCGCGAGCTGCAATTTAACTTCGATGTCGATGGGTACGTGGCGACCGATCTAACTATCATCAACGAGCATATTACCAAGGGCGGATTGACA